CGGCTGCCATTGATGGGCATACACATGAAATCATTCCCTACACTCCAAAAGAAAACAAATCAAAAGATAAAGATAAAGACATTATTGATAGAGTCCACACTCTTTTAAAGACCAGTCGTGAACTTGAGTCAAAATCTATTAAAGATGCTGAGAAGGCTGAAAAATTCCACAATGGAGAACAATGGGATGAATCAACTCGTGGCACTTTACTTGCTAACGATCGGGCTGCTCTTACTTTTAATCTTATCGAAAAACACATAGATGAATTGTCAGGCTATCAAAGAAAAAGAAGAACCGATATTAAATACCTTCCTTTAGAAGAAGGCGACCAAAGAACTGCCGATTTATATTCCTTAATAGCAAAACATATACAAGAAAGAAGTATGTTTCAACGTGAAGACAGCGTTGTTGCCTTAGACCAATACATTCAAGGTAGAGGTTTTTATGATGTTTACGTTTCTACAGAAAAAGATATTAGAGGTGAAGTTGTAATTGAAAGATTTAATCCTGAGTGTGTATCAATGGGGCCACACGAAAAAGAGGATGGCAGTGATGCAGAATATCTTTGCAAGCATAAAATGTATTCACTTCCAAAGCTTAAACAAATGTATCCAGAAAAAGCTGGGGAAATAGAATCTAACTACGAGGCCGTTTCATTTTTTCAAGGTGGATTGGAAAAACCTAAAGAGCATGTGACTTTCCAGCATGACCAGTACGGTAAATCAGATAACACTATTGAGCTTGCAATAGGAATGGGAGATGAGCGAGTTGACCTAGTTGATGTTGCGAAAAAAGAATTTAGATTAATTGAGTGTCAGGAAAAAGTTTACGAACCTGAATTTGTAATTGTAAATCCTTCTTTAGATTTTGTAGAACTTGCAAAAGGTTGGAGTGAAAAAGATGCAAATAAGTTTTCTACAATAGAAGGTTTTCGAGTTATTAAGAAAATCAACACTAAAGTTAAAGTCACTCATATTTGTGCAAATGTTGTTCTTGTAAATGAGATTACGGATGAAACAGATTTCTTTACAATTCCTGTATATGCAAAGAAAAGAGGAAACAGGTTTTGGGGCAAAGTTCGTGCAGTAATAGATGCACAAAAAGAAGTTAACTATCGTCGTTCTCAAGCAATAGATATTGGAAATAGAATGGCTGGTGGAACTGGTTGGTTTTATGATGATGATACTTTTCCAGAAGGAGAGGAGAATAACTTTAAGAAAAATGCAGGTCGTCCAGGCTTTGTACAAAAAGTTAATACTATTAACAGGCTTCCTGTTGAGAAAACCCCAGGTCAATTTCCAGTTGCGATTGTTCAATTATTAGAAATGGCAATTGGAGATATTCGAGAGTTTATGAACATTCATGTAGACCCTAACGGAGCAAACGAATCGGGTACTATGTTCATGCAAAGAATCGAGCAAACTCTTAGAGGAAACGAATTTCTATTTGATAATATGGCCTTTAGTAAGAAACAAGTTGGTCGTATTATGTTTCGTTTAATTAATAAATACTACTCCCCAGAAAGAGTGTTTAGAATTGTTTCCAGCGAATCTGCAAGCAACCCAGAACAAATAGATGGACAACCGTCCACTCAATTTACTATAGATGAAATTGCAGAAATAATGGCAAATGCTGATGCAATGCAATATGATGTAGTTGTAGCTGAAAGTGCATACAGTCCAACTGCAAGATTGGGTATTCTAGTTTTACTTGGCGACCTAGCAGCAAATGGAGCTATACAAGTTCCACCTGAGATTTTCTTAGAGCTTGCTGACTTACCAGAAGAAACTAAAAAGAAAATTCAAACTTACTACGCACAAGCACAACAGGCTGAAGCACAACAAGCAGAAGCTACTAAAGATATGGAAATACAAAAAACTGCAATTGCTAATATTGAAAAATTGCAAGAAGCTGGTATTGGGATGCCAGGAATGGAAGGACAAGAACAAGGTCCATCAATCCCACAGATTTCAAACGAAGAGGAAAACCTTGATATGCAAGGACCTCAGTTTTGATGGTTAAATAGGAGAACCTAATTATGAGCGAAGAAATAACTAGCTCTGAAGATTCAGGAACAACTCCACAGACTGGTACTGAGTCTGAACAGGATATGGTAGCTATTACTGATGCTTCTGATGAGGAAATACAAGCTTATCTAGAAAGAGAACGTAATGGAAGCCAATCTAGTTTAGACGAAGAAAAAGTTGTAGAGGCGTCGGAAAACTCAGAGGAATCTGAAGAAAAGGCTGGTGAAGACCAAACCGATTCTGAAGAAAAAACCAAGGAAGAGGATGAGGACCCTGCTACTAAGGAAATTCGAGAACTTAAGGAGCAGGTAAGAAAATTAAGCGAGCGAGCTGAGAATGACCAAAAGTTTATTTCTCGTCGCAACACTGAACTTGGTAATCTTAGAAAACAGAATGAACAATTGGATGCAGCTTATAAAGAGTTGCAACAAAAAATTCTGGACACTAAAGATGAAGACCCTTACGAAGCTGCCGTTATGAAACAACAGGCAGATGAAATCGCAAGACGTCATCAGAATAATGACTACCAAATTCAGTTACAAGAAAGAATAGAACAAAACGAGCAACTACTTCTAAAGCATTTCAAACCTGGGGATATTGAAACTCAGGATATTGTAAAAGTTTTAGAGGAAGATGGAATTGGTGAGGACTTTATAAATAGGTTTGCTAGTAATCCTTTAGGAGAATTATCTCCTATAGAATTGTTACACGTTTCAAAACGAGCTTATGATATGAAGCATCGAGGTTCTGTTTTAAGTGCTAAGGAAAAAGAAATTGAAGAGCTTAAGAAACAATTAGAGGCTGCTAAAAAGCAACCTGATAGATTGTTAGACAGAGTTCAAAATGCTGGAAAACTCAGTAATGGTGTTAGAGGTAAAACTAGTGGTAGTACTGCTGGTGCAAAACCAACTCTCACCCCTGAACAACTAGCAAATCTTTCTTCTGAAGAATTTGAAAAAGTCTATTCTTCTTATATCGGTTAATTTCACCTGCTCTATAAAATAACTTTAACTTTTTATGGAGCTAGAAAATGGCTGTTACTTCATTCGCAACTGACAATGCTCTTACCAAGAAAGTCTGGGAGGAAGGACTATTTAGGGATACTGTAAAGGAAACCTACTTCTCAAGATTTATGGGTAAGAACAGTGAATCACTTGTTCATGTAAAAGAAAACTTAGAAAAAAGCCAAGGTGATAAAATCACTTTTGGTTTACGTATGAGATTAACTGGTTCTGGTGTAACTGGAACTGCAACTCTTGAAGGAAACGAGGAAGCGTTAACAACTTACTCAGATTCTTTAACTTTAGAAATGTATCGTCATGGTGTACGTGATAGAGGTGCATTAGATAGAAAACGAGCAATGTTTTCTATTAACGAAGAAAGCATTTACGCACTAAAAGATTGGGGTCGTGAAAAAATTGACCAACTTTGTTTTGATGCGTTAACTACTTCACCAACTAAAAACTTCTATAGAGATGGAACTGCTAGTGGTGCTGTAGCTGCAAGTTCTTCTACTGCAACTGCAAAAGGGGCACTTAGAGCTGCTAACTCTAAACTTACTCCTGATTTTATCAGTGCTTTAAAAGCATCTGCTAAGACTGGTGGTAATAGAGCGTATGTTCCAATTCGTCCAGTAATGGTTGATGGTAGAGCTTACTACATCCTACTTGTTCATCCTGATAACATGTATGACCTTAAGATTGATAGTGGTTTTGAACAGGCTTTTAGAGAAGCTGAAGTTCGTGGACCTGAAAATCCAATCTTTAAAGGTGCTACTGCAATCTGGGATGGAGTTGTTATTCACGAGCATGAGAATGTTCCTATCTTCACTGACGGTGGAGCTGGTGCAGAAGCAGGTTCGCAAGGTATGTTCTTAGGAGCACAATCACTTTGTTGGGCTTTCGGAGAGCGTCCTGAAGTTGTAACTGAAACTTTTGATTATGGTAATCAGGTAGGTCATGCGTGGAGCATGATTGCTAAGGCTGAGAAACCAACTTTCAACAGTCAAGATTATGGTTCATTAGGAGTATGGTTAGCTCGTACTAACATTTCTGGAATATAATTTATTTATAGGAGGAAATTATTATGGCTGATTATTACTCGAACAAGTTAAATTCCGACGGAACAGAAGCTTCAGGAGAACTTCACGTAGGGCCGAATTTAGGGATTGCCACTGTTAGTATAACTGCTGGTCTAGCTATAAATGATGAAATTCATTTTTTTAGACTTTTTCCAGGCTATACTTTAGTATCAATGGGTTTTTATTTTACCGATTTAGATACTAATGGCACTCCTCTTTTAACTTCATCAGTAGGAGTTGAGAGCGATCCTGATTTATTTGTAACTAGTACTACGAATGGGAGAAGTGCTGGTCATCTTTTAGGTGATTACAATGAAGCGTTCTACGGATATGAAGTTGCTACAGAGGAGAATTTAATCTGGAAAGTGACTGCTAGTGCTGCTACTGGTGTTGCTGGAACGATGCACTGTTGGTTGCTTTTTAACACTTAAAAATATAAGAGAGGGGAAACTCTCTCTTTTTTAAAAGGAATTTTATTATGGCTACTTATTACTCGGACTTTTTCGATTCTAGTGGAAACCCTACGGGGCAGTATCATGTTGGACCTAATTGTTTAGGCTTAACAGTTACTACTACTGCTGCACTGGCTGACGGTGACGAACTTCATTTTATTGAATTACAACCTGGCTTTAAACTAATTGAAGCTAAGTTCTATTCAAGAGATTTAGATACTGACGGAAGTCCAGCTTTAGCTGCTTCTTTTGGACCACAAAGCGACACTGATTTATTTGGTTCTAACTTGACGTTTATGCAAGCTACTCAAATATATGCAGGCAACTGGGCTGGTGATTTCTATGGGTATGAAAGTTCAACTACTGAAAATTTAATACTAGAAGTAACTACTAGTGCTGCAACTGGTGCTGCTGGTTATGTTCACCTAGCATTATTTTTTACTACTTAATTTATTAAGGAAGGGGAGAGGTGACTCTCCCTTCTTTTTTAAAGGCAATCTATGGCAACAACAGATTACGATTTTCAATCTACAAGAAACCAAGTAATAGAACGAGCACATAGACTTGTACTTGGACCTCAGACAACTGCATTATCTGCTGAGGAAATGGCGTATGGAGTTTTGGCTTTGAATGAAATGATTAAGTCTTGGCAATCAGGGCATGTCTTTCTTTGGAAATTACAAAAGTTAAGTTTCTATACTGCTGCAACTGATAAAGATTATACACTTTCAACTGACCCTGCTGTAGCGTGGGTGGATAAGGCATGGTTAGTTCATGGAACTAATGATGTTTATGAATTAGAACAAATTTCATATAGACAATACTTAGATATAGAAGACCCAGATTCTACTGGCGACCCAACTCATTTTGCAATTGATAACCAACTTGGAACACCAGTAATGTATGTTTGGCCAACTCCAACTCAAGTTAAAACAATAAATTATTTAGGAGTGGTTCTTTTAAAAGATGCTGAAACTGCAAGTGACAATTTAGACTTTCCTGTTAGATGGTCTAACGCATTAACTTACGGATTGGCAGCTCATCTTGCAGACGAATATTTATTACCAATTAGAGAAAGGCAACATTTAGAAAGAAAAGCATTAGATTTTTTCTCACAAGCTAAAAGAGGTAATAACGAACGAAGTTCTAACGAACATATTGAAGGAGCATTTGATTAATGGCACGAGCAATACAAGTTGATTTTTTAATTGGTGGTGTAACTGATAGCAGTGGACAACCTCTAGCTGGTGGAAAGATTTACACTTACGAAGCTGGTACTACTACTAACAAAGCTACTTATACTGATGCAGACGCAACAACTCTTGCAACCAATCCTATTATTTTAGATGGGCAAGGAAAGGCAACTATATTCGCATCTGGTGAATACAAATTTAAAATAGACGACAGTGATGATGTCACTCAATACACAATAGATGGTTTAAAATATGAACTTCTAACTGATGAAGATATTTATGGAGGAACTTCTACTGGGGCTGCAAACACTTACGCAATTACAGTAACCAGTGCAATTACATCTTATGCTGCTGGTCAGGTTTACAGATTTATATCTCATCAAGCAAATACTTCTACAACTCCTACGTTAAATATAAATGGCCTTGGTGCAAAAACTTTAAAACGTTCAGATGCTACTGCATTAATTAGTGGTGACATTCAAAGTGGGCAACAAGTAAGTGCCTTATACAATGGAACTGATATGTTGATTATTTCAGATACGGTTACTTATATTGACCCTGCTATCAGTGCTAGTGCAACAGTGGCAAGTGAAGCCAGTAATGCTTGGACGAGTGCATTATCTGATTCAATTACCTTAACTGCAAATCAGGGAGTTTTAATTCTTGCTGTGGCTAATGTTTCTAATGCTGGAACTGCAAGTAATTGTGAAGTAAGGCTTACTAGGGATGGCAGTCAAATTGGGTATGCTTATAAAAGTGAAGAAGCAGGAACATCAACAAGTGGCGACCATGCAGTGTGTACCATTCCATATTATGAAGAGCCAGGTGCAGGAACTTACAGTTATGCAATAGAATTTAGAGAAGGTGTAGGGTCTTCTAATACGGCATATATAGGAAATAAACAATTAATTTTAATACCAATTAGACAGAGGTAGTGAATGGAAACGGTTAAGGTGCCGTTTGGTCTTGGCACTTATAAAAACGTTGATGAGTTTGAGCTTAGGCAAACTGCTGCCGAGTTGTACAATGGTTATGTAAATGAAAATAGTGCTGTTGTAAAAAGACCAGGATTAGACAGTGGAAAGCAACTAGCCAGTGGAAATAACGGAATTGACGGTTTTTACTGGTGGAAAGAAAATAAAAGATTATTTGCAACTCATAATGGAAAGGTCTATTTAATAAACTTATCAGGTGGTGCATTTACAAGTTCAGATATTACAAATGACGGATTAACATCTGGTGCATACACAACTTTTGACAGTAACAGTGATTATGTTTTTGCAGCAAACGGTGGAAGAATTGTTTACTTTGACCATTCGGGAACCAGCTCAACTTACATAGCTGATGCTGATTGTCCAACTGCCGTAACTCATATTAGATTTTTAGACGGATATTTAATTGCAAATAGTGTAGGAACTCAAAGATTCTACTGGTCTGAAGTTGACGACCCACTAGATTGGAGAGATGGAACTGGTGCCAGTGATACTTCTGGATTTGCTAGTGCCGTTGGTGCAACTGATAATATTACTGCAATAGAAACTTTCTATAGGCAATTGTTTTTATTTGGGCCACGAAGTGTAGAGATTTGGGAAAACGATGGGGAAACTCCTTTTGTTAGATTACCTGGTGGCTTTATAGAAGTTGGATGTGTTGCTCCCTATTCAGTAGTTAAAACTAATAATGCCTTATACTGGCTGGATGACGAAAGAAAGCTAGTACGTTATTCAGGAAAAGGTGTTGAAAAAATGTCCACTCCTTATGACAAGATAATACAAACACTTCCTAACGTTTCAGATTGTATTGGAAATAAAATTACAATAGAAGGAAAAAACTTTATAATACTAACATTCCCTGAAGCTGGAAGAACTTTTGTTATTAATTATCAAGATGAAGGCAATATTGCTCAAGCAACTTGGTCTGAATGGAATGAATGGGATAGTGCAAATTTTCTTTATAATAATTACGTTGGTCGTGCTTTCACTTATTGTGAGGCTTGGGGATGTAATATTGTAGGGGCTAGAAATGCTGGTCAAATTAATTGCCTTACCAGTGATGAAGTGGACGATAATGGAACTGCAATTAGATTCCTTACAAAGACTGGTCATGTAGACCATGGCACTTCAAAACGAAAACGAAGTAGGGAACTTAGGGTTAGAGTTAAAAGAGGAACGACAAGTTTAACAACTACTCCCAAGCTGTTGGTTCGGTGGAGAGATGACAATAAAGATTGGTCGAATGAAAGGCAAATCAGTCTAGGCAATTTAGGTGAAACTGAATCTTATTTAAGAATAAGAACTGGTGGTGCCTATCAAACTAGACAATGGGAATTTTCTTGCAGTGACGATGTACCATTAACACTGTTAGATGCTGAGGAAGATATAGATTTATTAAGGTAATATGGTTTTTGATAATACTAGTTTAAGACCTCCTGACCCAGACGATAGGTTTCGTCTTAGTAAATGGAGAGAGCTTTTAACAGTAAAAGTTAAGGAATTATTATCTTATTTTTCAGGTGCCTTTATAGTAACATCAGATAAGGAGCCTGAAGTAACAGATAGTGCAAAAGGTTTGATTTTGAAATCTCCTGATGGAACAAGATGGAGGATTCAAGTGAACAACAGTGGTACTGTAACAACTACAAGTTTATAGGAGGATTATTATGGGATTTTGGGATAGTGTATCAGGTATTATAGGAGATGTTAGTGGAGCAGTTTCCAGTGCTGGTAAATGGGTTCAAAAGAATCCTGAACTAGTCAGTGTTGGTGCTGGATTGTACGATGCCTATCAAAGTAACAATCAAAACGATAAAATTATAGACCTCTATCAAAATGCTG